TCTCTTTTTTATTATGGCCCGTTGGTCAAGCGGTTAAGACAGCGGCCTCTCACGCCGTTAACGTGGGTTCGATTCCCGCACGGGTCACCAAGACAGCATAATCCGAACTTAATTCTCTATGAGAATGGGTTCGGATTTTGTTTTTGTATCAGTGATTTATATACGAAGTAACGCATAAAAAGGAGCAGTAGTCGATGCGGCTACTGCTCCTTTTTTGCGGAGAGGTCTAATTTGACTTTTTGAACAGCTCTTTTTGCGATAACTCCCGCTCGTAATCTTGCTGGATATAGGGGAGAATAAACTTTGCAAATTGATTTATGTAGGCATAATCAATCTGTGGGTCCTTTATTGTGGGGATAATCTGGGCATCAATGGATGTATTATCTGAAGACTTCTGCGACAAAAATAAACTCCTTAGATGAAGAATGTGAATTGCTTGGTTGATAAATATATTGTAGCAGAAAGGCTAGCCCCACAGAACGGAGCTTAAAAGCTCAATGGCCTCCTCGCGGCGGGCGTAGTAGGTACGTAATGAAATAGGTGGTGCTTTGGATTCGAGAGCATGCAGAATTTCGCTGCTGTTTTCGTATTTGTGCGGTGAGAGATAGGCGTAATAGAGAACCCAGTAATATAACTCGCCTTTTTTATGCTTTTCCCGAATCAGATCAACGGCGGAATCAATAATGCGTAGCATCTTCGTGCTATGTTCCAAAGACTTGGTGCAATCCATAAGGCAGGAATCCGCTTTGTTGAGTTTGAGGCTGTTAAGAACAGCCCTGCCGGGGCAACTGTATTCTGCGCGGAATTCCTCTTGCAGATTGCGGCTGGAGACCTCTACGGTCCACGCAATGTCGCGGTACTTTTTCAAAAGCATCAAAGTATCGTGATAATGCGGTGACATATCGGAAACTTGACTACTGATTGG